GTACCAATTTATCCGAATGAACTACGATATATGGGACTTGACAAGAGCGTATGAAACATCAGAAACGCTGCCTACTTGGTTTTTAGAATCATACATACCTAACGAGGTTATAAAGAAAATAAGGGCTAAAACTAAAGAGAACCTTAGTAAGGCTTGGGATACAAAAACAAAACGATTTATTAACTACGATCCGTATGGCCCTACAACCTTGGATAGTATGGAACCTTACAGCGTTGAATTAGTAGCATAACACAAAAAACAGTGGCCTAACAGTGGCAAAGAAATTAGAACAGCCTCACGGCGGGGTATTAACGCCTTTTGAACCTGGCGAAAGCGGCAACCCCAAAGGCCGTCCCAAAAAAGGCGTTTCCGCGTTCGTTCAGGAAATGAAAGACGCGGGTTTTGAGCCTGCCAGCCCTACTGACATAGTAGAGGCGTTTCAGTTTCTCGTTAGCCTCCCGGCGGACAAAGTGATGGAAATAGCGGGCAACCCTGTGCAGGAATACGCTTTGGGCAATGCCGCAAACAAGTACCCTATTATTGTGCGCCTTGTCGCCGGGCAAATGCTAAGCAAGCGCGGCCAAGAGATGCTAAAGCAGGTTTTGGATAGGACAATGGGACAGGCGGCGCAAAAGGCCGAGGTTGAGCATACTTTCACGAATACGGCCAAATACACCTTACCGGACGGCACGGTTATAGAGATTTGAATACGGAACCCTCGAGAATAGACCTTACCCAAAACGCGAAACAGGCCGCGTTTTTTCATGCTGTTATGGCGGAGGTTTCCGGGCGTGGCGTGGGTAATCGGTACTTTGCATACGGGGGAGCGATACGCGGGGGGAAAACATTTGTCTGCCTGTTCTTGCTTATTTTGTTGGCCAAGCGTTATCCCAAAAGCCGCTGGCATATTATCCGCACAACGGACACCCTTTTAAGGGAAACATCGGTACAGTCGTTCCTAAAATTGGCCCCCTCCGGCGTTACTATTAGATATAGCCCAAAGGTGCGCGCAACATTCCCGAACGGCTCAACAATCAACTTTTTGGCCGAAAACATAAAGGCCGACCCAGACCTAAACAGTTTTTTGGGGTTGGAAACCAACGGGTTTTTGCTTGAGCAGGCAGAAGAGCTTGACCCAAAAACATGGGAAAAGGTAAAGCAGCGCGTCGGTAGTTGGTCTCTCCCCCCTGACCAAATGCCCCCCGGCCTTGTTTTGTCCACCTTCAACCCGAACGACGGGTGGAGCCGCCGGGTGTGGTACGAACCTTTTTTTGAGGGGACATTAAAACCCCCGTATTTTTACTTACCAGCATTGCCCTCAGATAATCCGTTTGTGACCGCTGACCAATGGGCCACATGGTCGGAAATGGACGCCGTTAGCCAAAAGATTTTCATAACGGGGGATTGGGATGCCCGGCGCAATGACAACGCGTTTTATTATGCGTTTTCCCGAACGGCACACGTTCGAGAGGTCGAATTTAACCCGGCCTTGCCAGTACATTTAAGTTTCGACCAAAACGTTTTGCCCTACCTGTCCTTGTCCTGCTGGCAGATGCACCGCGACGGTGACGGGGTGGAGTGGCTGCAATGCTTCGACATTTTCCCGATGCGGCCCCCGACCGCAACAAGTAGCGCGGCGGCGGAGGCATTTTTAGCCAAGTACGGGGATAAGGTGCAGACAATTTTCCTTTACGGCGATGCAAGCGGCAACAAGAGGGATACACGCGGCGTCGGCACAGACTACGAAATTGTTAAGCGGATTTTGCGGCGGCTGCTTAACAACAGGTCGGACAGAACCTTTGCTCAAAACCCCAACATCGTTAAGCGGCGGGAGTGGATTAACGCAATATTCGCAGGCAAGCGGCCAAATAAGCGCATAGTTATAGACCCGAAATGTAAGGAACTTGCAGACGATTTGCACGGCGTCAAAACCGACGCCAACGGGCACAAATTCAAGCAGATCGCCACAGCCGAGGATGGCCAACGATACGAAAAGTTTGGCCACTTTTCCGACACCGCCGACTATATCACAACATCCATTTGGGAGGATGACTTTGCCCGCTACTCCGGCGGGCTTATGCGGATTTCCGGGTAAATTTTGTTTTTTGCCTACCGTTTTGGTGGGAATCTATACACACGCGCACCTTTGCAACGCAATTCAGGGGAAAAGGCAGGCACCATTTTTCACTAAAAATTGCAATAACATGCCAACGTGTGCAAGTGCGGTATTACCCGCAGTTGAATTTAATTTTTGTGACCCCGACGTAAGGTTCGGACAGATAACCGACGTGTTTATCACGCGGGCAGGGACAGGGGATGTTTTTACGGATTGGGAAAGCGCGGTAGAATGGGCGGCGCGGATTGATAATGACGCAGTGATACCGGGTAGCGGTGCCGCGCCAATCCGACAGTTAACCGGGATCGGCGGGCTTGCTGAGGCGACGGTGACGGAAACGGATATTTCCGGGGGGCGTAAAACATCGAGCGTCCCACAACAGACGCTAAACTTCGCGATTGACGAACTGAGCGTTGTCAATATTGCCGCTGCAAGAACCCATCAACAAAGCCCGGCAGCGACCTATAAAATGTGGTTCAAGTCCGGCGGCTTGATGTACGGGAGCGGCAACGGTATTGAAGTCTCCTTAGTGGCAAACCTTGTGATACCGGAAGGCAAAACCGAGGTTTCGAAAATTACCTACAAGTTTCTTTGGGAGGGCTATATCCCCTCGGCAATCGTTTCCCCTATCTAATCAACAACCTAATACCGTGACGGAAGAGCAAGGTTTTCTTAACCTATTCAGAGTGGCTGAGGGCAAACAAAAACACCCGCTTTATAAGCGGACTGTTGAAGTTGCGACCGAATCCCGGGCCTTTGTCACGGGCGAAGGGTTGGATAAGTATTTGCGGCGCGTTGTCCGGCGGGAGGACGATGTACTATTCACGCAACGCAAAGATATTACGCAGCATATTGCAACGTCAGTTTTGGACGCCATCATGTCGGCCTTTCACAAGGCAAACCGTGCGGCAAGAACGCGGGTTTTGGAATATGCTGGCAGTAATGGCGACGAAAGAAAGGCCGCTTTGGAGCGCATTTTTAGCGGGTTTACCGCTGAAATGGGCGTGGATGACTGGGTTAACACGCGGGTTCTGGAATTGAATAAGACCGACCCAAACGCTTGGATAGTGCTTGAGTGGGAGCCGTTTGATTACAAGAGGGAGAATGCGAAGCCGTACCCGTTTGAGGTTTATAGTGAGGATGCGCTAGACTACAAGCGAGACCAACGCGGCGATCTACTTTACCTTATAGCCCGGGCACCGGGCGCGTTTGGCGGGGAGCGGTTAACCCTGTACATGAAAAACGCGTCCTTCTCCTTAGATGAGGTTAAGGTAAAGGGCACACAAGCCCCGCCGCCGGGCACACGAAAAATCGGACAAAAATACTGGCTATTCACGGAGCACCCGCCGCACGGACTTGGATACGTCCCGGCGTTTCGGGTTGGGTACAAGCGCGACCAATTAACAAACGGGCAATCCTACGTTCCCCCTTACCATGCCGCCATGCCGTTGCTCCATAAGCAGTTGATGTCAAATAGTGAGCTTGATCTTACGATTCGGCTTCACGCGCACCCGCTTGTCGTTCGCGTGGGCGAGCCTTGCGACGCACAAGGGTGCTATGGCGGCAAAGTGTACGGCGAAGGCGGGGAGCATGTTTGCGGGACTTGTCAGGGCACCGGGTACAAAAAGCGACCAACGACAACGCAGGAGGAAATCGTGGTTACGCCCGCAAAAACGGGCGATTTACCCGATATAGAGCGGACAATTCTGTACAAAACGCCCCCGGTGGAATTTCTGCAATGGATGGACGGGTATGTTCAACGCCTGACGGAACAGGCCAAACGCGCCGTGTTCAACGCGGAAATTTTCACACAAACACAGGTCGCAAAGACGGCGACCGGAGAGAATTTGGATATGGATGCGGTGTATGATACCCTATACCCGTACATGCTCAAAATTGCACAGGTGTGGAACTTCGTCATTAAGGGGGTGGCCGACATAACTGATAAGTCCGCCGGACTAACAGCAAACATGCTGATACGGCGCGATGGCAGGCTTAAAGGATTTGACGCACTCTTGGAGGATTGGCGCAAGGCAAACGATACGGGGGCCGGGCCGCTGGTGAAACAGCGGATTGAAGCGGACATAGCAAACGCCATGTTCGTGGATGAGCCGGAAAAGTATCACAGATGGGAGACCCGCGAAAGGTACAACCCTTTCTCCGGTCAGTCCGAGGGGCAAATTATGTACTTGCTTGCTTCCGACTTGGTTCCAAAGGAACAAAAGGTTTTGTACTCCAATTTGGGGTACATCTTTGATAATGTCGAAAAGGCAAGGCCAGATTTTTACGCGCTGGCCCGGAAAGATCAAGACGCTTTGGTGCAGGAGGTATTAGCGGCAATACTTGCCGAGCTTGATACCTCACCAGTTTTATGAGTTTTTTGACCGACATTGAAAAGTGGGCGCAAGGCTTTGACAAGTTTGTTGAGCAGAAAACGCGGGAAATAACCGTCGCGCTCAAAGTCACCGAGCGGGAGTTATTGCGGGTAATCTTGCGCGACTTTCTGCCAGTCTTAGAGCCAAATGGCGGCAGGTTGACCGCAACAGCGGTAAACCGGGCAAGGCTTCGGATACTGGATGAGGCGTTGAGGCGCTTTGCCGCCGGGGACTTGCGCGACGCGGTGAAAGTACTTGCAGAGCAGTTGTTAGACGTAGCCGGGCGCAATGCTTCGTACTACCTTTTGGCCGGATTTGATCGGGCGAAGGTTGAAGCGTTGGCAAAAGATACCGGGCTGCTTTTGGATGTTTTGGGCTTGGAGGCTAACGGGCAATTCACAGCGGGCGGGTATCTTGACAGGTTAGCAAGCGGGCAAGAGGTGCGGGAAAAGGTAAAGAATCTGGTTTTGCGCTCGCTTGCACAGGGGATCACACCGAAAGACCTGGCCCGGGACTTCCAAAAGACCGTGGCAGGGGCGCAAGGGATAGACGGGGCACTGGTATCCTATTTCAAGCAGTACGCATTCGACAGTTATAACCAAGTGCGGGAGTTGCAAAACCTGCACATGGCAAACGAGTTGGAGTTGAATTTTTTTGTGTACGCGGGCGGGGTGATAGACAGCACGCGGGCGTTCTGCTTGAAGCGAAATAGAAAGGTGTTTCACCGTGAAGAAACGGAGGATTGGAAGGATGACCCAGATTTAATAAACCCCAAAACAAAAGACAGTTACCGCCCGCTGCTTGATAGGGGCCGCTATAATTGCAGGCACATGATAATGTGGATCAGTAAAGAACGGGCCTTAGAATTAAGACCGGAACTACGCGAAAAATATGCTTAGGAAGGTAACAGTATTTTCACCATCTACCAACATAGAGCGCACGTTTACCTGTGCTCAATGGGCCGCAATGGACGGGGTACCGCCGGGTGACTGGGAGGTTGTGCAAAATACTTGCGCAGATTACCTTGAAAACTTCCACAGCCCATTTGCGTCGTTCACGCCCTTTTTTGGTGCCCCGGGCATAAGTGTAACAGGGGCCGGGCGCTGGTACATGTGGTCGGGTATAGTGACGGCAAACAAGCTAACGATCCCGATTGCGGAATTAGTTTTGCCCTCTAACGAAGCCTCCGTTTTTGTTACGATCAACCGGCAGCGGTACACGCCAAGCCGTCCGGGTTTTACACGGGACTTTGCGGTTAACACGGTAGATAATTCACTCGATTTTGTTGTGGGCGGCGGGTTGCCGTCCCTTAACGGCCTCCGAGGGGAGGTTTCAGTTTGGAAATGAGAAAACTAATTTACACCCTTCTTCTAACTTGCTGCCTTGGCACCGTTGCCGCGCAGGACTGCGATACGCTGTATGGCGGCATCTTGGAATTGCAGATGCAGACGCGCAAGGGCGGGCTACTGTACGGGAACGGGTATTGCATAGATGCAGCGGTTGTAAACGGCGGGCTGGAAATGGTCGGCGGGACATTGTCAGTAGTTGACGGGGACACCGTCGGACAGGTGCTAAGGTGGACGGGTACAACTTGGGAGCCTCGCTTAATTATTTTCCCCGACGCTGTAACGGGCGACACAAGTTACAACGGTATTACCTATGTGCCGGGCAGCCCAAACGCGCACAAGTTAGGCGGCACATTAACGGAAAACACTACCATAAGCGGGGCCAACGCTCGCTCCCTAACTCTTAATAACCTGCTTAGCCTTAGCATAGAGGCCGAACGCACAAGCGGCACAGGTTACACCACAATAGCGGCAGGCAGCACCAATATTGCCGGGTTCGACGTATTTCATGTGAACCCGTACAACACAAACCAACAGGGATATTTACGGGTAAACTATACAACTGGCAATGTTCTACGGTTGCAAAACGCGGCCAATGTGCAGACCGAAGTATTGCAGTACTGGGACGGGGCAAGCCATGTTACGGATATAAGCAGCACGGACGGCGTTGATAACAAGACGCTTAGGGTAACAAAAACCGGAATTTTCGCGCTCGGGATTGCAAAAACCAACGCAGTCTCCGAACCGGGGTTCCTAATGTGGGACACCTTGACGCAGGAGGTGCGCTACCAATCACCGGACATACTGCTACCACTTGGCAATAAGCCGGACAGCACATTTGTGCGGTTGGACGGGGATTATTGGGGAAAAACAATATCAACAGATGTTTACCGAACCGGGAAAGTAGGTATTGGAACCACCGTACCTGTGCAAGATTTACACGTTGCTGGCAAGGTTCGCATAACTGGCAGCGACGGTACCGCCACAACCATCACGGGCCGCGATGCAGAAAACGATATTACAAATGTGACGGTAAGCACAGGGCTACAACTTTCATCGGGGGTGCTTAGCATTGCACCGATTCCGGCCAACCAAGTAGTTTTTGGCAGCGGCGCGGGCATAAATAGTGATACCAGCCTAAAGTACTTTCCAACAACACGAGTTTTCCAACTCAACGACAAAACCATAAACCACAGCATTTTTACCAAGCGCAAGCCGTGGGGCGGTGCTTACTCAAACATCCTTTCGACAATTTGGCGCAACGCCGTACAAGTCGGGGACAGCGCGGGCGCAAGGATTACCAACCGTTTAGCCTTTAATGTAGATGCAAGTTCGCTCCCTGAAATTATCAGCAGCACGGGCGAAATCCGTTTCGATAGCACCATTTTGGGCATAAACGGCAGCCATCCAAGCGGTTTACAAATAGGGATGACGACCCCATCAAACGCCGATGTCATGTACCAAGGCTTTGATGGAACCGGGTTGTTTTGGAGCAAAAACAACAGCGGGCAACCGTTGTACTTTCACAAAAACGCGCCGTCTTACTCACTGTATATGAACAGCAGCGGGAAAATCGGCATAAACAACGACGGCCCAGGCGTTGGCACGTTGGACGTGATACAGCGAAGCGATGATTTTTTGGGGGGTATTGGCCTACGCAGCACGGGCAACAATTACGGCGTCTTTTTTCGGGACAATAGCAATAATATGTACCTGTCCGAAAATGCCTCAACCCGGTATATGTGGGGCACGGGCGGCGTGTTTCAGGCATACGGGCGCATTGATGCG